GAGACACCAAATATTTTCAGCATCAAAATACAAACCGTCTGTTTCTATATCAAAGACTAATTCCATAAACTTTAAAACTGTAACCTTTCTTCATTATCATTAGAAAAATCAGAAAGATCATGTTCGCTTAATCTTCCTGTATCCTTATCATAAACTAAAGCAGTAGCTAATCCTACATCCCCTGTATACCTAGACTTTAATACACGTAGCTTTGTTGTCCTGGCTTCTAATTCATCGTCTGATTGTTGGTTTCTTTCTAATGCAATTACGCAGTCAGATAATTGTCCAATACTATTAGAACCTCTTAGATGAGAAAGAGAAACTTCTATACCGTTTTCATGGCCTTTGTTTCCATCCACTCTTCTTAAGTGTGACACTAATAATAAACCAGCTCCTGTCTCCTCTACTAAACTTCTTAGTCTAGTCATAATAGAGTCTATAGCTCTTCTTTCATCTCCTTCGTGAACTGCACTTACAAGCATGTGTAAATGGTCTACAACTATCCACTTACAATCACATCCCACTATTAAATATCTTAGCTTTGCAAAAATATCATCTATTTCATTTGTGCCAAAATGTGCATGAACAAAAACTTTATCTTCTTTAAATACAGTATCATACATGCCCATCAAAGTTTCTTTACTAAACTTTTCTCTCTCTTGATCAATATATAATCTAGCGTTAGCTTCTATTGATAATATGCCATCAACAGTTCTTTTCCAATCTTCCTCTAAAGCAATGATGCCTACATTGTCTTTAGTTTGATTGATAAGCCAATGTTCAAGTTCACGTGTAATACTTGACTTACCTAGTCCTGTTCCTCCAGTAAAGGTTAATAACTCTCCTTGTCTCAAACCGTAAAGCTTTTTGTTCAACCCTTGCCATGGATAAGGAATACTTTCTTTTTTCTCTCTGTTAAAAAAGTCTTCTTGTTTTTGTGATACTCTTATGATACCAGTAGGAGTGTAAAGTTTTGCATCCCACCAAGCGTTTGTAAACTCTTTATGTGCTCCTTGCTTAAGCATGTCATTAGCATCTTTGTAACCGTTAGGTAATGTAACTATCTTAGCTTTACCAGGTTTTAATATCTTAGCTACTTTGACTGAAGCTTCTTGGCCTTGCTTGTCTTTATCAAAACAAATAACTACGTTTTCAAAACTTTCGACATACTCTAGACTTTCTTTAACATCTTTGACAGCAG